TTTAATCGTGATAGAGTATTTAAAGACGGTTCGCAAGGGTCTTTTCCCGGTGTTTATCACCCTAAAATAAACGCCGCCGATGCGGCTCGGGATATATGAACTCAAGAAGAAATAAGATAGGAACGCCACGTAAATTCCCTTTTACGTCCTGCCTTGAGTGTAGTGTATCGCTAGTCTTGTAAATGTTAAGGATAGATTCGAAAAGGGCAGAGAATCTAAGATACAGATACAAGATATTGTAGTCCCTCCACACTGCAGTATTAATACATACTGCCCAATAAATGGGGTCTAAATATATAATAACTATTACTACATAAGAATCATTACTATCTATAACAGCCTGCCAAAAAGTACACAACAACCCGGGAAAGTAACACCTTTAACCTGGGGAAGTAACACAAACCCACCCCATCCCCACCATTCTCTATATGGGAAGTTAACAATAACTGGTAAATTGTCATCTATGCGTGGGAAGTTAACATAATTATTATTATAGGAAGCCTTTGATGTGGGTAGGTGGGTCGGGATGGTGTATATATCTATATAACACACCCCTAACTATGTCAGAACAAAAATTTAATCACATTTAATCCCATTTAATCCCATCGAAATCGATGTGGAACTGTTTAGTAATGTATTTCCATATTTTTATGAAAATATAGTTGCAAATATGTAAATTATGGAGTCTGTGAATGTTGAACAAAAAAAATACTTGACAAGTTAACTATTTCATGGTATACTATTAAGTAGAGGGATAAAAACAACTATGGAGAGGAACATGGACGAAGAATACCCTGAGAATTTGTATATTGACACGTTAGATTACATTACCAAAAGACCATTTATCAGCAAGTTGGAGGATTTATACGGGCATATTTTAGATACATGGCCGGAGAGCGAATATGATTATCCGTTATTTGACATTGATGAATGGAACAGGACGGTACGGGAGCCGGTGAAGGTAATAGATCGGAAGACAGGGAAGGCAAGGTGGGTGGTAATATGAGCGACCTCAAAGAAAATTTATTTATAAGCAAGTACACGGACAAGACGAACAAGAAGACTTATGGGAATGCGACGCAGGCGGCGATAGCAGCGGGGTACGAGGAGGGGCAGGCCAGAACGCAGGGGTACAGGTTGTTAAAGAAGGAGAAAATCAAGAAGGTGATAGATTTAAAGATGGAAAACGACGAGATAAGGCGGATAGATTCGATAGACAAGGCGGTAGGCGAGGCATGGAAGAATTACGAAGCGTCAAAGACAAGCACGGAGAAGAGGAACTGGTTTTTAATCATCATGAAGCTAAGCGGGTGGGACGTGCAGAGGATAGACCAGAAGGTAGATATTAAAGACAAGGTAGACGACGTTAATGAAGCGTTAAGAAGGTCACAATTCTTACGGACAAACTAATGCTCGGCAAACTAGCGCTGGTACAAACAAAGGAGTTACTTGACGAACTTGAGGGGCGGTACGACTCTTATGCGTTCATAGGCGTGCAGGTAAAGACCAAGCAGAGTTACGGAAAGACCTATAGTTGGAAAGGCAGGGAAGTAGCGGTTGGGTTGTTAGATTTCTTAAAGTTAAAGATATTAGACGACATCATAGACCAGGAGGAAAACGGTGAAGCAATCCAAGATTGAAAAGAAGTTAAAGATTTTCGACAAGGTTTTAAAGGGCGGGATAAAGCCTTTCAAGGAAAAGAAACCCGACAAACCCACGTGGACACAGAGGAAAGACGCAGGAAAAAACACAGGCGGATGGATGAAAGCGGACGAATACCAAAGGGCAAAAGGCGGCTGGGTACCTGATCAGAGGGGCACGATTAGAGGGTTAAAAGGTAAATGAAGTCCACCGACGGGCACCTATTAGAATATAAGTATTTAAGGGACATAGACTTAAAAAAACTCCCCGAAAAAGAAGCGACCCAATTAATTGTAGATGTAAATTTAGCGGCACGAGAAAGTTACGCATGGTTTTGTAAAAACATCCTTGGGTTTGTAGATATGAACCACATCCACGATAAAATGTGCGATGTGATTCAGGCAAGAAGGCGGGCGTCACGCCTAATATTATTGCCACGGTACAGTTTTAAAAGCTGTGTAGTAACCCAAGGATACAGCCTATGGAGAATTCTTAAAGACCCGAATGTAAGAATTCTTATATATTCAGACACGGCAACGAAGGCGCAGGGATTTTTAAGGGGGATTAAAGGGCATTTAGAGGGGGCTGATGGTGAGAACGCCTCATTATTCACCAAGTATTTCGGGAATTACGCAAACGACCCGCACAGCGGGTGCTGGAACGAAAACGCCATAACGGTCAAGAAGAGGACAGCTGGTCATGTTGAGCCCACGGTAGACACGGGTTCTTACGAAAGTTCTAAGGTAGGTATGCATTATGACGTCATCATTTTTGACGATATTGTTTCCAAGTTAAATGTATCAACAAAAGAACAAATGGACAAGGTGTGGGAATGTTATCAGGAATCATTAAGTCTTTTAAAGCCAGGTGGGGATGTTACGTGCGTCGGCACGAGATGGCACTTTGGCGATTCTTATGGTCGATTGATTAAAGAAAACGAATACACGGACAGTTTTGATATTTTTATAAAAAGCGCACTAGAAAAAAACGAAGACGGTTCTTTGATATTTGAGGATATAGGGTTAGACGAAAAGTTTTTGAATGAACAGAAGTCAAGGCAGGGGTCTTATATTTTTTCTTGTTTGTATGAAAACTCCCCAGTATCTTCTGACGAGCAGATATTCAAGTACGAGAACTTCAGTTTCTATGGGAAGTTAAAAGAAAGCGACAGGCCTTTTGAGACAGGGTTATATGAAAACCTTTTCATCACCTGCACCGTTGACCCGTCGGGAGAAGGAAGCGACCCTACGGGCGGTGTTGTTGTCGGGACAGACAACGAAATGAAAATGTATATTTTAGAGATACTGAATAAGAGCTTACAGCCCGACAGGATAATCAAATGGATTATCGATATGAATATAAAATACAAAATCCGAAGGTTGGGGATAGAGACAAACTTTTTCAGGGGGATGTTAAAGAAAGAGTTAGAGCGCCATGTCCAAGAAATGCGGGAAAACAACCCGGGATTTAATGTATTTAGCATTATAGAATTTTCTCCCAGCGCAAAGAAGGGGGAAAACAAGTTGGTTCGGATAATGGCTTTGCAGCCGTATCATGAAAGAGGAGATATAGTTTTTCCAGGAACATCTTTGGAATTACTAAGGGGCGGGTTTGGGGAACTAGCATCACAAATGATGCAAACAACACGGACGCATATGCCCGAACCAAACGATATTTTAGACGCACTAGCGTATCAGGTACAGATTATTCAAAAAGGCGGGCAGCCTAAAAAGGGAGGAGTCCCGAAATACAGCCCCGCATGGGTAGAGCAGCAATGGATCGGTCAATATAACCAGTTACAGCGGCGGTTACCGAGGTATAGGCGGAGGAAAATAACTTCCGTTTTCAGCTAATGCAGACAAAAGACACCGATATTAACAAAAAATACCAGCGGATTAAAGAGCATTTTATATATGCGGGAGATTTAAAGTTCGATACGGGAAGTTCTTTTTGCAGCCCGATGACAATGTCGGGGGCGTTAAGTTTATTAAGGGACGTTGAAGATAACCCTTACATTTTTTTAGACATTGATAAGGACGAAGTATTCACTAGAGATTAAAGGGTAACAAAAAAGACCTCGAAAATTCAAGCCCCACGCTCGGAATTCCAAAGCCTTTTTTGTTTACTGCTTTTTTGGTTAGGATGGGTAGATATTTTTAGTATACCATAAACAACACAAAAGTCAAGGAGAGAAAGATGGTTTTCAACAAAAAGGAAATTGAAAAGAAGGTCGAAAAAGTTGAGAAGAAACCGGAACCCAAAGTTGTCGATAAAAAATTAGATGACGGGGAAATTGATTTATTAGCAGCTAAGAAGCAAGATGTTATAAAAGAAGAGGGGGATATTGACCTTTCTCCAAACGTAGTCATTAAGGCATGAAGTTAGCAGAACTATTAAACAATAGAAATATGAACGACGAGGTGTATTTATCGGATGTAGACCGGTGGATACTACATAAAAAGTTACCGTTTAAAGAAAAGCGTGAATTGGTCATTAAGTTGACGGAATTAGCCAAAGGACTCGATAATGGGAAAAGTCACAGAGACGAATAAGTGGCAACTTGAGATAGAAGTCGCCACGAAGTTCCGAGATGAAGAGCTTGGCACCTTTAATAAAGATAAAATAACAGGTGCTGGCGAAAACATCGAATATTATGAAAGGGGATGGACACCAGGGTATTTTCTGAATTTAAATGACGAGGATATGGTAATGACGTTAAATCTGTTTCATTCTATCAGTAAAAATGTCATTCCTGCGTTATTATTTCAGAACCCCGAGATAATCGCTTTGCCTAAACGAAGGCAGGATGCGAACAGTGCATTTTATGCCAAACATATCTTAAACCATTTTTATCGTGACCAGGACGTAAACCAGGAAAACCAAAAGGCGGTTTGGGATGCTTATACTATCGGCAAAGGATATACCATTAGCGGGTATGCTACTAAATTCGGTGTTAATATTGAAGATGAATCTAAAAACAGGGAGAAAGTTAAGCCTCGAAGCGATACTATTCTTGAGGCGCTCGGGCTAAAAAAACCGTCCAAAAAAGAAGACATAATTTTCCCCGAATCCGATTTAGAAATCATCGCCGAAAGCCCTTTTGTAAAACAAGTCAGTCCTTTTAATATTTTAGTTGACCCAAGAGCGACGAGCATTAACACAGCCCAGTGGTGGGCAATTGAGATGGATAAACCGCTGGATGAAATAAAAAGAAATAAGAAATTTAAAAACACATCACAGTTAAAAGGAAGCGAGCCGGATTTACCGCACTCTATAAAAAACAAGGTAAGCGAGACAGAAATAGAAGCCTTTAAGTTTATAAGGCTGTATGAAATTCATTACCGCAGACCGGAAGGCTTTTATTTATTGTATTTAGCGAAAGACCAGAACGATTATAAAGAATTATACCATGAAGAAAGCATCTACGACTTAAATGATTGGCAATTAGACGAGATAGATTTTTCGGGGCACGAACACAAATACTATAAAAACTCCGAAATGACCAAAATAAAAGCCTTACAGGACAGGTTTACTTCCACTGTAGACGCTATTTTGGAACAAGTTGACAGGTATAAACCCAAAGTATTAGCCGATAGAGGCAAATTTGACGAGATGGCGCAAAGAACCCTTGAGGAAGGGGATACCGGGGCTATCGCATGGGTAGATGGAGACGTAGATAAAGCTGTTCGTGAGGTTAATTTCACCCAATTAAAGGCTGATTTGAAAGCTCTTTTAGAAGAAATGATTACTATTGTCACTATTCAGACAGGTTTAACGAAAGCACAGCTTCTTGGGATAGCCACTGGCGAGACAGCAACGAGTTCTCAGATAGCGCAAGGCGGACAAAACCTAAGAATGTCTGCGATGGGACAGGAAATTGAAAGGTTTTCTAAATCACAAGCCACAAAATATTGGAAAATCATCAAACAATTCGTTCCAATCGAAGAGTTAGAGATTATTACAGGGGAAAGTGGGGTAGACCCGCAGTCTGGCCAGCCGTTATTTAACTGGCTACAGGTTCCAGTAGAAGAAATAGATAATTTACGCAAGTCCGACCTAGCTTTTGAGGTAAGAATGGGGAGTACACAGAAATTAGATACTGCGGTTATTAAAAAGTCTATTGAAAACCTCATATCTATCTTAGCTCGCACAGACGTTATTGCATTAATGCAACAACAAGGTAAGAAAGTAGACCTAGCAGAGATATTGAGGCTTTATTTACAACAATCTCCCGAGATATTCAGGGATGTCAATAAAATTATACAAGATATTACACAACAAACGCC